ATGAAGAACAAACTAAAAAAATTACGACTTCAATTCGGTTTAACACAAGGGGAATTAGCACAAAAACTCAAAGTAGCAAGGCCTACTATTTCTAATATAGAAAGAGAAATATATACTCCTAGTGGTTCGTTGATGATACGTATAGCTAATTTTTTTGGAAAACCAGCAGAACAAATTTTTTTTGAAGATAGTGTAATGCAGGAAGAACAAAAGATTATTTAACTATAGTTTATGTAGTTCTTAAAAAATTACTTTAGTAAAAGGGAGGATGTAGGGTGAGTAACTTACAGATTTTTAAAAATCAACAACTTATAGCACTTAATCAAAATAAAAATGGAGAAGTGATAATAAGTGGTAGAGAATTACATGAGTTTTTAGAAATAGGAACTCAATATACAAAGTGGTTCGAAAGAATGAAAGAATATGGTTTTGTTGAAAATCAGGACTTTGCAACTATTAGTCAAAAAAGACTAACAGCTCAAGGTAATGAAACGACTTATACAGATCATGCCATAAAATTAGACATGGCAAAAGAGCTTGCAATGATACAAAGAAATGAAAAAGGAAAGCAAGCAAGACAGTATTTTATAGTGGTAGAGAAAGCATGGAATAGCCCTGAAATGATAATGAAAAGAGCGCTAGAAATTGCTAATAGAAATGTACAAAATTTAAAACTAGAAAATGAAGAACAAAAGCAGCAGCTTAAAAAGCAAAAACCCAAAGTACTATTTGCAGATGCAGTATCAGTTGCACATACATCAATTCTAGTAGGAGATTTAGCAAAATTAATTAAGCAAAATGGTATAGATATAGGAGCTAAAAGATTATTTGCTTGGTTAAGGGAAAACGGATACTTAATTAGAAGAAAAGGAACAGATTATAATATGCCAACTCAATATAGTATGGACTTAGGATTATTTGAAGTTAAGGAAACATCTATTACACATTCAGATGGGCATATAAGTATAAGTAAGACTCCAAAAATTACTGGGAAAGGCCAGATATATTTTATAAATAAGTTTGTAGAAAAACAAACTAAAAGCGAGATAGCTTGTACTAAATAGGAGGTAACAGTATGGAAGATATAAAGGTAACTGTTACACAAGAGAAAAGAGAAGAAACAATAGATAAGATATTAGATCTTGTAGAAAAAGAATTTAAAGGTATAGATGTTACAGCAGTATTTACTAAAAAGCTGTTAGAGGACACTGTAAGAACTTTAGAAAACAGATGTATGGAAACATCACTTAGATTTATAAATAAAGGGGTAAATGAGGGGCACTAAACCAATAGGAGGAAAATGAAATGTTAGAAAATATGAATGAGTTTAGATGTCCAAAATGCCAAAAATTGTTATTTAAATATAAATTAAAAGGAGAATTAAATCTAGAAATTAAGTGCACAAGATGTAGAACATTTACTAATACAGCACTAAATAAAAATAACTTTAACAAATAGGTACGATTTTTCATAAGATGAATAATAACTAAGTAAAGAGAGGAGGAGAACTATGGCCAAAATTAAAAAAATTATAGTGAACTATCCAGAAGACCCAAAAGTAATGGAAGAAATACAAGATGAAGCTATGAAAATATTAGCTAGAGCCTTAGTTAAAAAACATCCTCCAGAGGTTATAGAAGAAATTATAAAAAAACTAGAAGAGAGGTAACAAAATTTATGGCAAAAGGTGCAGAAATTAAAAAAGTAACTATTAAAATCCCAGAAGATACAACAATAGAAGAAGTAGAAAGAAAAGCTTGTGCTGCTTATGCCAAGATTCTGTCAGAAATGTATCCTTCAGAGGTTATAGAAAAAATTATAGAAGGACTAGAAAAAGAATAACTATAGATAAGCAAGGCTGAAAAGCCTTTTTAAAAAATTTTACTACAGCAAAAATGCATATACTTCTCTAATCTATGTATATGCTAGAACATTGTAAATAGTACCAAAATGAATAATTAGGAGGAATTGTAATGGCCAAATTATATGAGTTAACTCAAAATTATAACAATCTTTTAGATTTAGTAGACAATCCAGAAGTAGCAAAAGAAGTGCTAGAAGAAAGTTTAAATCAAATACATGAGGAAATAGATATAAAACTAGAAAATGTAGCTAAAGTAATTAAATCTATAGAAGTGGATGCTAAAGGTTTAAAAGAAGAAGAGAAGAGGCTAGCAGATAGAAGAAAGTCTCTAGAAAACAGAATAGTAAATTTAAAAGAGTATGCAGAAAACTCTATGAGAGTGACAGGCATTACAAAAATAAAGGGTAAGGTATTTACATTAGGCATACAGAAAAATGTACCTAGTGTTGAGATAACAGAAGAAGAAATGATTCCAGAAGAATACTTTATAACTGAAAAGAAGTTAGTTAAAAAAGATATATTAGCAGCACTTAAAGAAGGAAAAGAAGTTCCAGGGGCAGCTATAAAACAAACAGAAAGTTTAAGAATTAGATAGGAGGAGAAACAATGGAAAATCAATTAGAAATAGTTAAAAACAATCAAGTTACTAGTCTTATAGATAGTGTAGATATAAACACTATACAGGGAACTATGCAAAAGATAGCAACATTTCAAGCAGTAATTCAAAAAAATTTAAAAGATGGTCACGACTTTGGAGTAGTTGCAGGAGCAGGGAGTAAACCAACACTTTTAAAGCCAGGTGGAGAAAAAATTTGTATGATGTTTGGACTTAATCCTGAGTATGAGTTTTTAGAAAGAACAGAGGATTATAAAGATGGATTCTTCGCCTATAACATTAAATGTACTCTATACAGAAATGGCAATCCAGTAAGCCAAGGAGTTGGAAATTGCAATAGCATGGAAAAGAAATATAGATATATAAATGTTGATGCAGTACCAGATGGGATAGATCCTAGTACAGTAGAAAAAGTAACAACTAGGTATGGAACAGTTAAATATAAAATACCAAATCCACATATAGAAGACTTAGTAAATACAATTTTAAAGATGGCTAAAAAAAGAGCGTTTATAGATGCAGTGTTACAGGTAGCAAGCTTAAGTGATGTATTTACACAGGACCTAGAGGAAATGCAAGAGTTTTTACAACAAGAGCATGTACAAAATATTGATGAAAATAGTGCTGGGAACATTAAAATAAACTTTGGTAAAAATAAAGGTAAAACTTTAGGCCAGATAATGAAAGAAGCCCCTGATTATATTGACTGGTTAATGAAAAATGCTAAAGACCAGGTAATACAAAAGGCTTGTAAGATATTGATAGATAAAGGATTAAGTAAAAAAGAAGATATAGCAGAGGCAGAAGAAGAAGAAGATTTACCACCATTCCTACAAGACCAGGAGGTATAGTTATGGATAAAAGCGATAAAGATGCATTAATATATCGTTTAAATTGGGTTTTAAAATATGCTGAAGAAGGAAAGATAGAGAACATAAAAAATGAAGTGGAAAGCCTTATAGATGAAATAAATCACTATGACTTAGTAGTTCCATTTTAGAAAGGAGGTGAGAGTGTGGATAATTCTTTTAAAACTTTAATACAAAGTATAAATGCACAACTGGCTGTACTAAATGAAAATGGATATTCAATATATGATATTGATAATCCAGAATATTTTATAAGTGGTGTAAAATATGACAGCGATAGTGATGAAGTTGTATTTGAAACTATAGAAGATAAAAGCAAATAGGTGCTCTGCAAAGCACCCATTGGAAATTGATTGATTTAAAAATTGGATAAGAGCTCTGCAAAGCTCTTGTCCCTTAGTATAACACACATATCAATGGTTTCTCAATATAGTATATGGACAAAAGTAGAAAAATATACATGGGGGATGGAAGAAATGAAAAGAAGAGAGGTTTTATGGCAATTAGACAGTTTGATAAATAATAGCAAAAGCTTAATAACAAGTGATGGTGATTACAACTCAATATGGGAAGATGACATAAAAGCTTTAAAAATAGCAAAGAAGGCAGTAAGTAAAGAGTATAGATATAGATTTTGGGCCAACTTAGTTTTAGCAATAATAGTATTAATAATATTTGGGAGTTTTGTAGTAATGTCTTATTTTATATACAGATAAAACAAAAGAAAGGGTTGATATAATGGCAGAGGTTAAGTGGATAAAGATAACGACCAATATGTTTGATGATGAAAAAATAAAGTTAATAGATGCCATGCCAGAAAGAGATACAATTCATTATATTTGGATAAGGCTTTTAGTTCAGGCAGGAAAAACAAATGCAAATGGATATATTTTTTTAAATGAGAATGTTCCATATACAGAAGAAATGTTAAGTACTATTTTTAACAGACCATTAAATTCAGTAAGGTTAGCTCTAAAAACATTAAATGATTTTGGAATGATAGAATTAGCTGAAAATCATTTAATTAAGATTACTAACTGGTCAAAGCATCAAAATATAGAAGGTATGGAGAAAGTAAGGGAACAAACTAAGAAAAGAGTAGCAAAGCATAGAGCAAAGAAAAAAGAATTATTAGAAGCTGCCAAAGAGGAAACTTGTGGAAGTAACGAGGTTAAAAAGAGTGTAACGTTACATGAAACGTTAAGTAACGGAACAGAAGAAGAAGAAGATAAAGAAGAAGATATAGATATAGAAGAAGATAATAATCTTCTTTATATAGAAAATAACATAGAAAAAATTATAGATTATTATTGTTCTAAAGCTGGTATAGTATCAATTAATTTTAAACCAAAAGAATTTGAAACAGTAGAAGAGCTATTACAAAAAGTTCCTGTAGATGTAATAAAAAAGGGTATAGATGATGCTTTTAAAAATTATAAACCAAGTTTTAAAGGTGAAAAGATAAGTTCATTTAACTATTGTAAACCAGTAATATTAAAAATTTGGAATAATATAAACATCAAAAAGAAAGGAGCAAAATCACAAAATGGAAACAATAGCTCAGGTACTGATGAACAGCAAAGACTTACAGCCGAAGGTATCGGAATATAAAATAAAAACTTGTGGTAATTGTGGGGAACCAATAGAAAAAATAATTAATTTACTAGGTACAGAAAGAATTGTTCCCATAATGTGTTCATGTAAAAAGGCAAAGCATGAGGCCAAAAGAATTGAAGAAGAAAACAAAAATAGACAATTGAGAGTTAAAAGCATAATTAAAAATTCATTAATGGATGAAAAGTTTAAGAGCAGTAGATTTGATAACTGGGACTTTAGTAAAGGCACTAAGAAAATGTACAATATAGGCTTTAAGTATGCATCAAAATTTTCTGAAATGAAAAAAGAATCAATAGGACTATTAATTCACGGTGATCCTGGCAATGGTAAAACTCATACAACAGCATGTATAGCAAATGAACTAATAGATAAAATGATTCCTGTTATATGTGTAAATATAGATGGTTTACTAAATAGAATCAAAGAAACATATAACACATGGGGCAAAGAAGGAGAAGAAACTATATTAAAAAGTTTGAGCAATGCAGATTTATTGATTATAGATGATTTAGGAACAGAGCAGGATACAGATTGGGCCAAAACTAAAATATACAACATCTTGGATAGCAGGTACAGAAATGGATTACCAATTATAGTTACTACAAATATTTCTTTAGTAGAACTTAAAGAAAAATATCATAAAAGAACTTATGATAGGTTATTAGAAATGTGTACACCAGTATTTAATGATGGAAAGAGCATAAGAGTAGAAAAGGCTAAAGAGAAAACACAAATATTAAAAGAATTATTAAGTTAAAGAATGGGGGATAAAAATGGGAATATGGATTAGAAGTAAAGGGAAAGATGTTTTAGTAAATTGCAAAAATATAGAGGTTGATGGATTAAGTGTGTATGGGTCTCATTATTTTTTAGGAGAATATTCTACAGAGGGAAGAGCATTAGAAGTATTAGATATGATAGAGGATAGGATAATGAAAGGAAATAAATTTGATGATATATACAATGGGAAAAGAACAACTAGGGACTTTGTATTCCAAATGCCACAAGAATAGGAGGTAAAGAAGTGGGTAAAAAATTCACACTGAATAAAGACCAACTAGAAGAATTGATAAAGAAACACACCGTAAAGGAATTAGTATATATAACAGGATACGGAGAAAGCACTTTATATGCACACTTAAATAAACATAATTTAATAACAAAGAAAAGAAGAGATTATACAAAAGAAGAGTTGATCTATTTAGAAGAAAAGTGGGGTGCTAAAAGTGTTAAGTCTATAGCTAAAAAATTAAATAGGAGTGAATGGGCAGTAAGAATGAAAGCCTACAAAATGGGTTTAGGTGATCCTAAGTTGAGTATAGATGGAATAACCATTAATCAGTTATCTAAAGCTATAGGAGTTCATTATCAAAGTATAATGAGAAATTGGGTTGAACAATATGGGTTCCCAGTTAAAAATAAGGTTTTAATAAATGAAAGTATTACGTATGCTACACAAAATGATTTTTGGGAGTGGGCTAAAGATAATAAAAATTTGATTGATTTTTCAAGAATAGAAGAAAATATTTTAGGAAAAGAACCACAATGGGCCAAAGAGAAAAGAAGAATAGATATATTGGCCAATAACAAAAGTAGAAATAAAAGACCTTGGACAGATTCAGAAATAGAAAAATTAATAAGTCTATTAAAAACCTATAACTTTACTTATGCAGACATAGCTGAAAGATTAGGAAGAAGTCAATCTGCAGTTAAAAGAAAAATATATGATTTAAAGATTCCATATAGGCCAGTACCTAAAAGAAGAGGTGTATTTTGGACTAAAGACCAAAAAGTAAAATTAAAGAAACTCTACGATAAGGGCTATACACCTACTTTAATATCTAAAACTATTGGTAAAAGTGAATTTAGTATATATGAAAAATTAAGAGCAATGGAGGGATAAAATGATAACTGTATTAGTTAAGGAGCTAGAAAATAAATATGTACAAGAAACACAAAGCCTTAAAGAAGAAAATATAATTCTAAAGTTTCTTCTAAAGGAATGTGTAAAGAAAAGTATGGACTATAAGGAACTATTACAAGAAAGTTTAGACTTGTTGGACAAGTACCAAGAGGAAGTAGAGAAATTAAGCTTAAGAACTAATTTATGGGCAGATGAAGCAGTAAGGCTATATAACGAACATGGAAATTTAGACAAGGCTCTAAGAGCTGTAGGAAAAGAAATAATACTATATGAATTAAATAAAAATAAGGGAGAGATGTAATTATGAAATCAACTGGAGTTGTAAGAAAACTAGACAATTTAGGAAGAGTGGTTTTACCAAAGGAACTAAGAAAGACTTTAAACTTGGATGAAAAGGATCCTCTAGAAATATACGTAGATGGAGAGCAAATCATATTAAAGAAGTATGCTCCAGCATGCATATTTTGTGGAGAGGCAAATGAGGTTATAAATTTTAAAGGTAAAAATATTTGTAAAATCTGTTTAAAGGAGTTAGGCAAATAGTGAGTATTGAAGATTATGTAAATTTAAAAATTAAAGAAATGGTAAATGATGCACATAGAAATGCAATAGATCATGGGTTTTGGGAAGAAGAACAGAATATAATAACTAAAATGTGTGTAAAAGAATTTGAAAATGAGGAAATTAAAGCCGTAAAAAGAGCATTTATGTGTCAAAGATTAATGCTTATAGTGAGTGAAGTATCAGAAGCAGTTAATGCATTAAGAAAAGATGATAAAGAAAATTATGCTGAAGAGCTTGCAGATATAATTTTAAGAACGTCTGATACTTCGCTAGGAGATACAGTTGATATTGAAAAAGAGATTAAAAAGAAAATGAAAAAGAATAGGAGTAGACCATATAAGCATGGTAAAGTATTTTAGATAACTAAATACTGTAGGTATAGGCTAATTATGGCCATATTTATACCTATAGTGTATGAGTATAATAAAACACTGATACAGAAAGGAGAACAATATTATGGAAAAGATGATTAATCTAGAAACCTTTGCTGATGGAGCATTAGCAGAAAAGGTAAATATGGCATTAAAGGAGGTGTTAACAAACATAACCGATCCAAATACATCATGGAAAACTAAAAGAAAATTAACCCTAGACATAACATTTAGTGCTGGGGAAGATAGAGAGTTAGCAATGCTAGATATAGTTGCAAAGACTAAATTAGCACCAGCTAAACCATTAAATAGCAAGATAGTCATAGGAACAGATGGAAAAGGTGGAATTTTAGCCAGTGAATTTAAGAATCAAATCCCAGGACAAAGCACTATGAGAGTTGATGAAGAAACTGGCGAGGTATTAACTACTGCAGAAGAAAAAGAAGTAGATCTTAAAGGAATCAAATTAGTAAAATAATAAAAATAAAATTGGAGGAATGAAAAATGATAAATAAAGAAGCTTTAGAATACTTAGTAAATTTAGGAGAGAAAAGGGACCCAATTATTCAACTAGATCAAGGAACTTTTTCAACAAAAGGATTAGATAGGGTTGCAGGACCATTAGCAGACACATTAACAGTATCAACACTTACAGGATTAGTAGATTATATAAAGGCCAATATTGATATATTGCCAGAGCAGCTATTAGTTCAAGTTAAATCATATGATGAAGTTAGATTATATAGTCCTTTAAATCCAGATAGAGAACGTGAAGAGTATATAAGAGCAGAGGCCATTTTACCAAACAACATTTATTATGACAGATTTATAGGAACAGAAGAATTCAACATCATGCTTCAATCTAGTTTTGTAGATGTAGGAGATAAAGAGGTTCTATTAAAATATACAGGCCTAATAAAAGATGAAGCAGTAAAAAGTACAGGTGATGATGGAGTATCTCAAGCAGTGACAATAAAAACTGGTGTAGCAAGCGTAGGACAAGCGGTAGTGCCTAATCCAGTAGCATTAGCACCATATAGAACATTCCCAGAGGTACAACAACCGACAAGTAAATTTATATTCAGAATGCAACAAGGACCTAAAGCAGCTATTTTTGAAGCTGATGGTGGAGCTTGGAGAAATCAAGCAATGCAAAGTATAAAAGCATACCTACAAGAAGAATTAAAAGAAATACAAAACATTAACATAATATCCTAGGTTTTAAAAAGCTAAGGGTATAAGACAAACTTTATACCCTTGGCATACTAAATAAATCTGAAAGAAGGTTTAATTAATGAAATATTGTGAGGAATGCGGAAAAAACGTAGTAGAACTACATCATATAATTTTCAGAAGCCAGGCTTCATATATGGCTAATATAAATATTAATTTTAAATATATATGTCCAAATTGCCACAGAGGTGATAATGGACCGCATATGAATAAAAAGAAAAATTTAGAATACAAGCTAGAATTACAGAAGAAGCTATTTGGACTATTTGATAAAGATTATTTTACAGAAAAAGAAATAAAAGAAAGACTAGAAACAACTATAAGTGAAGCTAGGAAAATAACTAAGAAATTAAAGCTTTATAAAGAAGGTTATGAAAAGATAGATATAATACAAAGACTTATGGGAGGTCATTTGTATGTCAAATAGAGATAAAGCAAATAAAACTTATATATTACTTCAGCAAAGAAAGAGAAATAAGGAAAGAAGAAAAGAACAGGATTATATGTTACACGCAATAGAGAACCTGGATAGAACCTATAAGAAAAATTATAAAGGCCTAAAAAGGAGAGGTCAAATTTGAGGTGGACAGAGGAACAGTATCAGGAGTACCTAAAAAATAGAGGTCAGAAAGTAGAAAAACCCAAAGCTCAGAAAAAACAAAAATATAAAAATAAAGGTACCTGGATAGATGGAGTATTTTTCAGAAGTCAATTAGAAGCTAAAAGGTATTGCCAACTTAAATTATTATTTCATGCAGGAGAGATATCAGGGTTTGTGTTACAACCACAATTTGTATTACAGGAAGGTAACAGAGAGAATAGAGCAATTACTTATAGTGCAGACTTCTTAGTTTTAAATAAAGATGGGACTTATACAGTAGAAGATACAAAAGGCTATGAATCAGAGCAATGGAAGAAAACATACAAACAATTTAAACTTAGATATCCAAATATAGATTTAAAGATACTAAAGGAAGTGTAGATATGACACCAATAGAAATAATGCAAAAGATAGGAGTATGTCAGCAAGCTTTGACTAGAGGAAATACAGAATTAAAAACTCTAGGAGTAAAGAAAGCTAGAGCAGAACATGACTACAAAGTAGCTCTTAGAAAAGAAATTTTAAGATTAAGACAGTTAGAGAAACAGCCAGCGACACTAATAAATGATTTAGCTAAAGGAAAAGAAGAGATTGCTAAATTAAGATTAAATAGAGATATAGCAGAAACTAATTATAGTGTATGTATAGAAGCTATGAGAAATTTGAGATTAGAACTTGAAGCATATAGAAGTTTTCTTACATGGGAGCGTGTAGAGCTTAAGAATACGTAATTTGAAATAAGGAAGGCTAGATAATGGATAGAGATACAATTTTAAAAATAATGACATATTTAGAGGACGAGAACAACAAAAGAAAAGAGGAAATTTATAAATTAATGGGTGATGAGAATTATACCATAGAGAGAATAAGAGAATTACAATTAAAGAATTGTGGTATAGGAATAGCTATAGATATAGTGCGAAGTTTATATAGAAGTTTACCATTGTTAGAAATTCATAAACAAAATATTTAAAGAGAAAAAAGAGACGGGATATGAAATAATTGCGAATGAAAGGAGTAATTTATGTTAGATAGAAATGACATACCATATTTAATTCAATTGGTTAATGAGGATAGGAGAAAAATAATGTTGGCATATAAGAATAATGATGAACTAAAACAAGCTGAAATGACTGGTAGAGTTAGAGAAAAAGTAATTAATGATTTAAATGAATTATATGATAGTTTAAATATTTAAGTCACAATTCAAGAATAAGACTACTTAAATTAAGGAGGAGTATTAATGGAAGAACAGATTAAAAAAATAAAGTTTTGTGATGATTGTGAAAAACATCAATGTAAAACTCACTATGACGGGGAAGGCGATAGAATAGATAGGGTGTTTTGCGAAGAACTTAATAGAATAGTGTATCAATATTCGGATGATTGGGATAAAGCAGATATACCAAATGATTGTCCATTAAGTTTATAATGTGAAATTATTGTGAAGGAGGTTTTGTGAGGTGTATTCACTTAATGTGGAAAAAGAAACAGAATATCTAATATATACGGAAAAAGAAACTATTGAATGTGCTGATATAGATGACATGACAAGTTTTGCAAATACATTATTAAACAATGGGTGCAAGGAGATTAGATTGGTTATATCTGATTAATCGTAATACAAAGAGAAAGGAAGGAAATTGAAGATGAAATTTTACGAATTTAATTATTTTGAATATTATGCTTTAATTTTAGCCAAAGATGATATAGAAGCAATAAAAGGATATGAAGAAGTAGTAGCAGATTTAGATGATGAAGAGAAAGAATTAGCACCAGATATTATTACAGAGAAAGAGGCTTTAGAAAAATATATAAAAGGACATATTGAAGGTTGCGAAACCAATGAAGAAAAGGAGAAAGATTTTTATCAAGCTATAAATAATTTTAAAAAGTTTGTAAAGGAATCTACAGAAAAATATCTTATCTTACTTATAGATGGTGGTTTGATTTAGTTCATAATTCAAAGGGTAGATCCAGGAATGAAATTATTGAGAAGAAAAAGGTAAATAAAAATGAAAACAGAAAAAGAAATTAGAGAAGAGATAGAATGCTGTAAAAAAACAATAGACAACTATAAAAAAGCCTATAAAGAAAAGAAAATACCTAAAGATGTATTAAAATCAACATTGCTTGAATGTGAAAATATGATATCAGCACTTAAATGGGTATTAGGCGAAAATGACAGATATGATTAATACACAATTCAAAAAAATGATGATTTAAAGAAGCCATTTAGGCTAAATGATTTTTATAATGTTTTGGACATTAATTGGTATATAAAGAATTCAGTTAGAAACAATTCATAATCCAATGATTGGAGGAGATAAGATGTTAATTCATTGTGAAAATAGTAATTGCAAACATTACTTTGAAGATAGTTGTATGAAGAATATGAACAAAGAAATGATTAGTATAGATAACACTGGAAGATATGTAGATTTTGAAGAAGGTGTAAATGAGATTTATTCAGAAACAGACAATAGTAAAAGGTGTGTTTTAACCAAAGAGGAAGTTTTAAAAATGCTTCCAGATAAGGATTATATCCATACTTTCAGAGATGGGAATATATCACTTATTGGGGCTGATTGGAGTAAAAAAGAAATATTAAAAGCTATAGAAAATTATGAGTTCGAGCTAACTGGACAACAGGCAACAAGTATGGGGCATGGAATAGCTTTTCAGGATAATAATGGTTGGGTGTTTGTTGAAACCAAGTAATTCATAATGCAAAAATGAAAGGGAGATTTTATATGCCTAAAATACTAAATATAAATATGGTTGTTCCAGATGATTGTGACGAAGAAAGAATTCGTTCAATAGTATTAAGTTTAGTAAATCAAGGTTATTTTGTACCTAATGCAACTTTACAAACTAATGAACTACGATTTGTAAATGGAGAAGGGTTCATTAAATTTAAATAAGCTTAATGCCACAATTTAATGAGAGGAAGATAAATGTTGTATAAAGAGGATTTTGAATCTTTAAAGTTATTAGCAGAGAATATCCAGACTTATGCTGAATTAAATAAAAAAGATATTGTAAAAGAATTAATAAAGGAAGTGAGAGCACAGTTAAATATAATTGAAAAGTTTTATAACTAATTTACAATTCAAAGATTAAGTACAACAAAATGATAATGAGAATAATATATATAAATAATAAAGCTACTATACCTATTAAGGGAGGAGTATTAAAATGGTACAAATCAGTGAACAAAGATTTTTAGAATTATTACAAGCTGAGGATAAGCTAGATGCCTTAGAATCTTGTGGAGTAGATAACTGGAGTGGTTATCAGTATATTCATGAATACCAAGCTTCTGAGGAGGAATTACTAAATATAGTAAATAGATTTTCAATTTAGGAGGATTAAATATTAAATCATAATTCTATCAAAATTAAAATGTCTTTAATGGCAATATAGGAGGTATTTATATGTATAGTACAAGTGCAAAGAATGAAGTTGTAATTAAATTAGTAGGCAAGTTGTCTATGGAATTTGAGGGAATAGACCAGTTAAAGGTTAGAAGCATAGTAGAGGAAGTTTTATATAAATACAATATATTGCCAGAGGAGACAGGCTTAGTAACAAGCGATATAGAAGAGAAATTACAAATATACTTAGCATCTAAAAAATTGGATGGTTTAAGTATAGAAACATTAAAAAATTACAGATATAACTTAATAATATTTGCAGATTATTTAAGAAAACCTTTAGCAGCTATAGAAACAATGGATTTAAGAATGTTTTTAGGGGCTAGATGCAAGGATATGAAGCAAAGTAGTGTTAACGGACAAATATCAATTCTAAAAAGCTTCTTTGGTTGGCTTGCGGATGAGGAGTATATACCTAAAAATCCAGCTAAAAAGTTGAAGCAAACTAAACAGCCTAAAAGAGTTAGGAAGCCATTAACAGAGGAAGAGGCTGAATTATTAAGACAAGCTTGCGAAACGGACAGACAAAAGGCATTGACAGAGTTCTTAATATCTACAGGATGCAGACTGGATGAAGTTTTTAAAGTAAATAAAGACGATATTAATTGGCACGAAATGAGCCTATTTATAGTTGGTAAAGGAGATAAGGAACGAAAAGTTTACTTTAATACAAAAGCTAAAATTTTATTAAAAAAATATTTATTTTCAAGGGAAGATGATAATCCAGCATTATTCGTTACATCCAAAAGACCTTATCATAGATTAGGAAAAAGGAGTATTCAAAGAGAATTTAAAAAGATAGCGAATATAGCAGGAATAGAAAAGTCAATACATCCTCACTTATTTAGACACTCTTTTGCAACCTACAAGATTAATAGTGGTATGCCAATGCCAATTATACAACACTTAATGGGACATGAAAGCCCAGCAACTACTCAAATATATGCTCAACTATCAGAAGAAACCGTAAAATATGAATACAAAAAAATATCTTAATAAGAAGGTGAAATATATGCGTAGACTTTCAATGATGGGATCATCTAAATATGAATTTAATCCAGAGCAGTTTAATGAAGATGTTAAAAAGCATAGAGAAAATTATAGAAGAAAAGAAGAAAAAATCACAAAGATTTTAGAAGAATTTATAAATCAAGATACTTATCAGGATAGAAATTTTAGAATAATAACAAAGGTTTTAAAAATGCTTAAAATTAGGTATGACTTATAAATAGAGGTGATAAAATGAAGCTTAAACATATAAGCAATATAAAGTGGATAGGTGGCAAACATGGCAAAGAGGAAAAGTACCTGGATTTAATGCCAGAACATAAAATATTCGTGGATTGTTTCTTTGGATCCGGAGCAATACCTTTTTATAAAGAAACAGTAAAACCAGCAAAACTTACAGTAGTAAATGATATTAATGATAGATTAATAAATTATATGATGGTACTTAAAGAGGATCCCGAAAGGCTATATAAAGAATGTAGCTCATTACCTTATAGTGAGAGCTTGTTTGAAAAATGGAAATGGGAAGCATGGCCGGAAGATAATTTACAAGCGGCAGTAAGATTTTATTACCTTATGAGAGTTTGTTTTGGTGGTGGGGGTCACAAATACAGAAACGGAATAGGATTGTCTAAAACTCAAAATAAGGCTAAGCAATTAATGACAGCCACAGAATTAATTCCTAAGATGGCTGGACTAATAAAAGAGTGGAATATTTTAAATAGAGATTTTGAGGAAGTAATAAAATTTTATGATACAGAAGAAACATTATTTTTCTTAGATCCACCATATCATAAGCATGAAGATATGTACTTTGGAGGATTTGAAGAAAAGGACCATATAAGATTAAAGAAAAGATTAGATAAGATAAAAGGAAAAGCTATGGTTTGTTATTATAGTAGTCCATTAATAGATGAATTATATAAAGATTGGCATATAGTTGAATATAGTACGGCCAGCCAAATAAAAAATAGAATTGATGGGGAAAAGTGTCCAGTAAGAAATGAATTGATACTTATGAATTATAAACCTATAGGGTTTGAACAATTAAGCATTGTTTAGATCAGAGAGGAGTAAAAGTAATGGCTAAAAGAGATAATGTTTATTTAGTATTAATGACACATTGTAATGTTAATTTGCAATGTGATGATAAAAAGCTCCAGTTAAGATATAGAAAACCTAATAAAGATAGTGAATATGGGGTTTGGTTCTGCAATGGAGAAAATACAGGATTACAGGTAACTGAGTTATATGAAACATTAAAAGAGAAATATAAGAGTATAAAAGTTATTTGGAAAAGACAGTTTTAAAACTAAATAGGTGTAGGGATTAAACTATGTATTTCTACACCTTAACTGTACTAGAGTATTAAAACGATAATACAAAGGAGGATTAATCATGGAAGCATGGATGGATAAATTGGACAAGTACTTTAATGGGGAGTTAAAACTATTTGAGGAAAGCTACACAATAACTTATCCATGCATTTTAAAGAGAGGCAGAAAAAGAATAAAAGCAAAGATAGATATGGATCATGGTGTTATATATAACCTAAAAGGGAAAGGAAATCAGGAAGGTGAAGGCGGTATGAGAAAGATTAAATTTAGAGCATGGGATAAAATAGATGAAAAAATAAGAGAGGTTACACTAATTGATTTTGAATATAAAAAAGTAAAATTATTAAATGATTATACTGACGAAAGTTATTTACGTAATTTTGAAGAAGTTATTTTATTAGAATATACAGGTTTAAAAGATGTAAATAATAAAGAATTTTACGAGGGAGATATATTACACATAGAAATAAAAGATAAAAAAATAAAAAATAAAATTATAGCAAGTAGTAATGAAGTTGTAGAACATAAAGGTTATAAATTTGGTGTGGTGTGGGGAGGGCATAGAGATTTTATAGGATTAGCTGGATTTTATAATACTACTTTTAAAGTTATAGGGAATGTATATGAAGATTCAAAACTATTACAGGAGGGATAGTATGCTAGATGAATTTGATTTAGCTGGATTAAAATTAACAGAAGAAAAGAAAATTCAATTTAGAAAATTTTATATAGATATGGACCGAATTCTTACCCTATTGGGTGAATTTGACAAAGATAAACTAAGTGAATTAGCAGCTTTAGCTAGGAAATTAGGTGAAAATATGACTTTTGGCGGAAAAGAAAATAGGCCTCGCATTAAAATGTGGGGGAAAAATAGATTCTATGAGTAGGAGGACAACCATGAAGGATACTACATTTTTATTAAAACAATACAATGATTTAAAAGTAGAAATAAGTGAACTTGAAAATAGAATTGAGAAATTAGAGAATAAAAAGGTTAAAATTGAACAAGACAGTGTTAAAGGATCTAGCAATGTTTTTCCTTATACAGAAAGAAAATTTACTATTGAAGGGTATAATTATCCGGAAGCAGATAAAAAAGAAGAAAGATTAATTAAATTAAATAATCTATTAAGCAAAAGAAAAAATAAATGTGAGGATATGAAATTACAGATAGAAGAGTTTATAAACAATATTCCAGATTCGAGAACGCGAAGAGTATTTCAATATAGATATATTGATAATCTAAGCTGGCAGGCAATAGCAATAAAAATTAGAAAAACTGATGAAAGCTATCCTAGAAAAATAATCCATGATAAATACTTAGAAAACTTATAATTAATCCGAATAATCCGAATTATATGTGGTATTATGATATTAATCAAAATTGTATAAAGCAGAGATTTTATCGTACAAAATAAGGTAACTGCTAAAATAAAAAATATATAATGTATTGTGTATGTACTAAGAAGCACTTGGTTAATTCCAAGTGTTTTTTTATTATAATGAACAATTTAATATGGAATATATTATATTAAGTTTTCACTATTTAAATAAAATTATTAGTTTTCTTTAAATATATTTTAAAGTATTGTTTAGAAGTTTAATACTAATAAATTATTTTTTATAAAATTTACTATAATTTAAATAAAACTCATAAAATGTAACAAAAAGCAATAATTTAATACTTGAATTTACAAATTTACAAATTATATAATGAATATGTATAAAATTATAAGGAGGAAAAAAATATGAGAAAGAAATTTAGTTTATTTGTAGTTTTTATATTTACCCTAGTAGTAGGGATTGTAGGCATTAGCAATGCAAAGGTTAAAGCAGCAGGAGATAATACAAATGCTGTAGTAAATGAAAAAAAAGAATTCATACCTATACATAAATATACATTTGATAATGATGATGGTAATAATGTCATAGATACAGGTAATTCAAAAATATTGTTAAATGGCAATGCAAAAGGTTCTTTGCTTCTAGATGAGGGTGGAAATAAATTTAGAAGATTTGATGGTAAAAGTAAAATTAGCTTTAACTCAAAAATTATTGATGGCAAAAGTAAATTTACTTTAAAAATAAGGATTAGGCTTAATGAAGACAATTGTTCTTCTGATCATGGTTTTTATGTTATTGACAATTCCAATACATATGATAGAGGAATATCAATTTTTTTAGGAGATAATAATATTGGTTTTAGGGTTAATGATTTCCGCTCATCTGCAGGTATAAATATAAAAGATAATAAGTGGCATGATGTTATGCTAACATGGGATGGTACAACAAATAATAATGGAGTGAAATTTTATTTAGATAATTTAAAAAAACCAGTAAAATCTGGTAAAGTATCAACTATTAATGGAGCAATTGAAAATTTAGCTTTTGGTGATATAGGATCATGGGATAGTGATAGATATAAATTTAAGGGAGATTTAGATGATATTGAAATATATGATGAAGTTGTTGATTATTCAAGTAAAGCGGAGTCTATATCATTAGATAAAACATCTATGGATTTAATAGAAGGTAGTTCAGATAATCTAAATGCTAAAGTATTACCTGAAGATGCTACTAATAAGAAAGTAGTATGGTCATCAAGTGATGAAAAGATAGCTAAGGTAGATGAAAATGGAAAAGTAACAGCTATAAAAGAAGGACAAGTAACAATAACAGCTAAAGTAGAAGGTACTGATTTAACAGCTACTTGTAAAGTTAATGTTACTAAAAAGGTAGAAGAAAATAAAAATAATGCTATATTAAGCATATCTTTAGTAAATGGAGCTACAAAAGAATATGATGTAAGTATGCAAGAAGTAGAAAAGTTTATAAATTGGTTTGAGGAAAGATCTAATGGCAAAGGTCCATCATTATATTCATTTGATAAAAAGATTAATCCTTATAAAACAGTTAAAGAATATATAGTACATGATAAGATAGCATCTTTTGAAGTAAGAGAGTATGAAGGAACAAATAAATAGTTAAATATTAGAGAGCACTTAAGGAATAAGCCTTAGGTGCTTTTTACATACCTAAAATTGATTAGGAGACTATATTCATATTAAATAAAATATGGGAGGTAGGAGGTTGAAGGTAGAAAAGATATTAAAAACACAGCAGCCGAACACACATAAACAATTAAATAAAAATAGAAAACAGAATAATAAAAAGTGTAGGAGAGGTAAGAAAGAAGAAAACCTCTCCTTTTCTGATGTTATGGATCTTATGAAACATGATAGCTATTGCAGGGGTAGAGGTGGAAGCATAAAACAAAGAACATGGGGAAAGTAGAATGAGAGTGTTAAGAAAGAGATAACTTAAGAGTATACATTGCTAAAAGTCACTAATCTTTAAATAATTGAATATAATAATCATGTAAATATTGAAAAAGGAAGATGATTTTATAATGATACCTAATTATTATGCTTTATGGGATGGATATTGGAGAAGTTATCGCATTAGTAGTGAAGCAGCTGTGCAAATTGCACTACAGCAGGTTCCAGGACAGGTAGTAAGAGTTGAGTTAGATGTTGAAGATGGTATATTAGTTTACGAAGTTAGCATTAGAACCACTGCTGGAATTTATGAAGTAAAAATAAATGCTAACACAGGACAGATAATTGAAGTTGATAGGGATTTTGATTAGTTAAATTCTAGTAAAACATATTAATTTAACAAAGAGCTCATAGGGCTCTTTTTTATATACAAAACAAACAAAGCAGCTAGCAACGAGGTGGTGGTATGGAAAATATAAGAGGACCAGATGAAAAAGACCAGGCAAAACAAGATTACATTAAAGGTGTGAAATATAAAGACTTAGCTGAAAAGTATTCAGTTAGTTTAAATACAATTAAGTCCTGGGTAAAAAGATATGGTTGGTCGGAAGAGAAAAAAAAGAAGGGTGCACACAAGAATAAAAAGGGTGCACCCTTAAATAATAAAAATGCAGTAGGTCATGGAGCTCCAACAAAGAATAAGAATGCGGAGAAACATGGCTTCTTTTCTAAGTATTTACCGGAGGAAACTTTAGGGATAATGGAAGAAATAGAAACTAAGAAACCTTTAGATATATTATGGGATCAAATAATGATACAGTATGCAGCAATAATAAGAGCACAAAAGATTATGCATGTTGAATCCAAAGATGAGATGATAAAAGAATTGAAAAAGACAAAAGATTCATGGGCAGATAAGAGTTCCTCTGAAGAGAGAGAATATGAATTCCAGTTTGCTTGGGATAGACAGGCCACTTTTTTAAATGCACAGAGTAGAGCAATGGGGGAACTAAGAAGTTTAATAAAACAATATGATGAAATGTTAAATACTAATTGGAACATAGCTACAGAGGAACAAAAACTAAGAATTGAAAAACTTAAAGCTGATATAAATAAAGATGATAACAAGGATAAACCAATAGAAATACTAATCAAACGAAAGGGTAAGGATTAATGCTTATAGTAAAAGAAGTTAATCTGCACTTTGAAAATTTTATATTTGATTGGAACTATAAGTTTTATTTTTTAGTAGGTGGCTATGGTTCATCTAAGAGTTATCATGTTGCTTTAAAATTAATACTTAAACTATTAGAAGAAAAAAGAACAGCCTTAGTGGTGAGAGAAGTATATGACACTATTAGAGATTCTTGTTTTTCATTATTTGATGAAATAATAACCGAAATGGAATTAGATGATAGGATTAAATGTGTTACTTCTCCTATGCAAATAAGATTCCCTAACGGTAGTAAGATTATATTTAAAGGTATGGATAAGCCAGCTAAATTAAAATCTATAAACAATGTATCTATAATATGGATAGAAGAATGTTCAGAAGTAAAATATGCTGGATTTAAAGAACTTTTAGGAAGGTTAAGACATCCAACACTAGAACTACACATGATACTTTCTACTAATCCAGTATCAAAGAATAACTGGTGTTACAAACATTTTTTTATGGATACTAAAAAGAAGATTTTTATTTTAGATGATAAGGAACTTTACAAAAATAGAATAATTATAAAAAACAACACTTATTATCATCACTCTTTAGCTGATGATAATTTATTTTTGCCTAAAACTTATATAGAGCAACTAGATGAATTAAAAACATATGACATTGATTTATATAGAATAGCTAGAAGAGGTAGATTTGGAGTTAATGGTAGAAAAGTATTACCACAGTTTGAAAAGAAACCTCATTATGAAGTACTTCAAGCAATTCAAAATATTAAAAATTCTATTTATAGGGTTGGTATGGACTTTGGATTTGAAACTTCATATAACGCTATAGTTAGATTAGCAATAGATGATGAGAATAAGATTTTATATATTTACTGGCAGTATTACAAGAACCAAATGACAGATGATAAAACAGCAATAGAAATAGCAGAATTTAAGAAAACACAGGAACTAATTAGATCAGACAGTGCAGAGCCTAAGACCATTAAATATTATAAACAAGAAGGATTTAATATGAGGGGTGCTAAAAAGTTCCAAGGCAGTAGACTCCAAAACACTAAAAAGGTTAAGAGATTTAAAAAGATAATTTGTTCAGAAGATTGTCCAGATGTTATAGATGAACTAGAAGATTTAACTTATGCAGTAGATAAAAATGGTGAAATTATAGAAGATGAATTTAATATAGATCCTCATACATTTAGTGCAATATGGTATGCATTAGATGGATATGAAGTTGCTGATATTAAAGAGAAAAAATATGATAATTCAGTATATGAAAAAGGAAAAGGAGTTGTTGCAAGAAATACAACTACTGATCCATACGGAAGGAAAGGAGGTACAGTATTTTAGTGGAAAAACAAGCAAGAACTATAAGAGATACATTATTAAAGTTACCGGATAATGAAATAGCTGAAAGGAAACGTGTATTTACTGATTACTATTATTACAAAGGAAAATCTATAGACTTAGAAAAAGCAAAACAAAATCCAGCACTATATGGTCAGAATTGGCCAGTAGATGATAATGTTGATTATAGCCCCACACAAGATATAAGAAATAAAGTTAAGCCACTTCTTAAGAAACAAGCTAGATGGATGTTTGGTAAGAAGCCAACATTGATATTTAAGGCAGATGATTTAAAGGATAAAGAGCAGTGTGAAGAACTAAGAAAATTTATAGAAGATGTATTTGAAAACAATAATTTCTGGAACAATACTAGGAAAGCATTCTTAGAAGCTACTATAAAGAAAAGGGTACTACTTAGAGCAGAAGCTAATCCAGGAGATCCTGTTACAATCAAATATGAAAGTATAGAAAATTTCTTTTATAAAGAAAAGAATGGAAAGTTGTTAAAAGCTATTTTCTTTGAAGAAGATGAAATGAATGTTTATAAGGAAGAAGATAAGGATAAGATTTATTATTTGCATACTTATTATTACAATGCAGATGAAAATACTAAGGCACTTCAAGCCTGGTATAGAAAAGAAACGTATAAAAACATTGAACTACAAAAGGAATTAACTATAGATCAAGACACAGGATTCTCTATTATTCCATGTTGGCTTATAAGAAATGGTGGAGAACTTAATAATACTTTTGGTGAAAGTGACATTACAGACTTAAGAGATGCACAAAATCAATATAATAAAAGAAATAGTGACTTTGCGGATGCTTTAAGATTCCAGATGTTTGGTTCTGAAAGTATAATTGATGGTAATGAAGATGATGTAAATAGATTAACTATAGTTCCTAATGCAGTACATGCAATAAAAACTAGAGATGAAGCGCTAGCAGAAGGGAAGCAAGCTACTATTCAGAGACAAGAATACAATATAGGTAGTAGTTCAGCATTGGATTCTTATCTTGATAGAGCAGATAGTGATATGAAAGAAACGTTAGATATGCCTAAGATAAGTGATTTAAATAATATACCTAGTGCCAAAGCTATGGTATATCTTTATAATGACTTAATTGCTAGATGTGAAGAGAAATTTAATGACTGGGAAAAGCCTTTATTATCTTTAATGAATTTCATTATTGAAGTAGGGTCAGTGTGCTATCCAGGGATATTCAATAAAGCTTGGGTACAAATGAAATATACTAAGATTATAAAACAAAACTATCCTATTCCTAATGATGAAGATGAAAAGAAAACTTTAGCTATGAAAGAAGTAGAAGCAGATGTTAGAAGTAGGAAATCTTATATTAAAGAATACAGTGATGAAGAAGATGTTGAAAAAGCTTTTGAAGAAATATTAGATGAAAAAGCAATGATGATTAATGCAGAATCAGATCAATACAATAAGGCTTTAGATAATGAATTAGACAATTTAGATGATAAGTCTAATAATAAAGGAATTGTTGGTGATGAATAATGAATTTATACCAACAGAGGATATTAGATGCCAGAAAAGAATTTTTAAAGCTTAATAAGAAGCAGGAAAGAGAATTATTAAGAATATATCAAGAATTAGCTAAAGAATTATCAAGTGAAATTTCTTCATGTAAAACTAGTTCAAGCAAACAACATTTAAGTGGAATGGAAGAAATAGTCCAGGCTTACATAAATGAATTAAATAACAAATTAAATAATGTTATTAAAAGTAACATTAAATCTAGTTCACAAATAGCTAGCACAACAAGTTTAGCTTATTATCATAGTATAACTGATGATGTTAAATTAAGATCTATGTTTAATAAATCAGTTATAAATACGTCAGCTAGTACAGTAAAAAAACTTATACGAGGAAAGTATTATGAAGATGGTAAAACATTAGATAAAAGAATTTGGAATGTAACTAAAAGTAATGCTAAGGATATAGATACTTTAATAAAAGTTAATGTAGCTAAAGGTGCTAATGCTAGAAAATTAGCTCAACAATTAGAAAGATATATAAATCCAGCTAAAAGAATAGAAGCTAAAACTTTAGAAGTTGGTATGAATAAAAGTATATCTTATCAAGCTCAAAGATTAGCTAGAACATCAATTACTCATTCATTTGCTGAAACAACAATAGAAAATGCTAAGAATAATCCATTTAATAAAGGGATTAAGTGGAATTTAAGTGCTAGTCATAGTTTTAGGATGCATGGTAAAACAGATATTTGTGATGATTATGATGGAAGGGTATTTAAGCCTAATGAAGTTCCATTACAACATCCTAATTGCTTATGTTACTTTACTGAGGAAAATGAAGATATAAATAAGGCTATTAAAGAGCTTAAAGCATGGAATAAAGGAAAATCTAATTCTAAGTTAGATAAATGGTATGAAGATAATAAGAAATTAAATATAATAGAATATCCTAAGAAAAAGTCTAAAGAAATACAATGGAAAGATTTTAAAGGAAACTATACTGAATTTAAGAATAAAAGAGAGATAAAGAAACATCTAATAGATAATTATAAAATAAAGTTTTCGGACAGTACTAAATATCCTATAAATAAAGATATATTACAAGATTCAGTTAATTGGCTAGATAAGTTTCATAGTTATTTTGAAGGATTTAAGGAGATAGATCCAGTTGAATTACCAATAATAAAAATCAAAGCAAGGATGAATGCAGTAGGCTATTACCAATATTACATCAACAAACCTCAAGCAGTAGAACTAGCTTTAAATGGTGCATATTTTACTGATAAAGGGTATAATAATAGTTATATAGAACAATGTATTAAAAGTAAGTGGACAGTAGCTAATGCTAAGCCACATAAAACATTTGTACATGAGTACGGTCATCATATTGCTGATTCTATGAAATGGCTTGATAAGGACAGCGGTATATCTAGCAATAATTGGTGCAAAGAATTTATAGAAAATACTATTTCAGATTATAATAAAAAATATAATGAAGATATTAGTTTTAAAAATATAGCTGAACTTGTAAGCAGATATGGGGGAACTAAGCCAGAAGAAGCTTTTGCAGAAACATTTGCAGAATATTTTGGTGGAGAAAATCCAAGAAAATTTGCTAAAGTATTTGGAGAAAAAGTAGAAAAGAAATTAAAAGAATATATAAAAATGAAAGGGTGATAAAGATGGATCAACCTGAGCCAAGATTTTTAAAAGAAGGTTATGGGTATTATACAGATGATGGTTTACAAATTAAAGAGAATGCACCTAAATGGGCAAAAGATGAATATAAAGAATTTATGTCAGAACCATATAAAATAGAAAAATAAAAGCACTTACTAAGTAAAAATAGTAGGTGCTTTTATTATGCCTAAGATTAAGGAGGAAAAGAAAGAATGGCACATATAAAAGATATTATAGGAGAAGAAGCATTCAATGCTCTTTCAGAAGATAAAAGAAAAGAATTAGATAAAAAAGATTTTGAAGATGTTTCAAGTGGTTCATTCATTTCAAAAACTAGATTTGATCAGGTAAATGAACAGGCAAAGGAATATAAAAAACAAGTTGGTGAAAGAGATAAACAAATAAATAATTTAAAAGAAGAATATAAAGATGTTGATGGATTGAAAGAAAAAGTTGAGCAATTAGAATTAGATAATAAAACACAAAAAGAAACTTATGAGAAACAATTATCAGATATAGCTTTTAATAATGCCTTAGAAAAAGGTTTAGGGGCTTTTAGTATTAAGGATAAAAAGTTAATTATGACACTTATAGACAAAGATAAGCTTAAGGTAGATGGAGATAATGTCATAGGTCTTAAAGAACAAATAGAGCCACTTAAAACAAGTCATGAATATTTATTTGATAAAGAAATAAAAGGCACAGGATCATTTGTTACTGGTGGTAATAATGATACACAGCCAAATAAAACTAACTTTGCTTCAGAATTAGGAAAGCAAAGAGCAGAAAATATGAAAGCAAAAAGTTTAACAGACTTTGCTAAATAAAAATAAAGGAGGAATGTATTTTGAGACAATCAAGCTATACAATAGGTGCTAAACAAAATAAATTAAGATTAATAGCTGGAGATCATTTTATTTCATTGCCTATCAAAATAAGAAAAGGTGATGTAAAACCACTTTTAGATGAAAATGAGGTGCTTTTAGCAGGTACTTTAATTACTAAAGATGGTAAGAAAGTAACTTCAACTTTAAGTGAAACAGATGCATTTGGTGTTGTATATCAAGATACATCTTTTAAAGGTTCAATGTCACCAACAGCAGATAGAGATGATGCAACAGAAGTAGTGCCAGTATTTGTCCATGGTGCTTTATATGAAGATGTAGTTGAGTTTAATTCAGATGAAGCTATTAAAAAAGTTGAAATGGCAGCATTAAAACAAATAATTTTTGGAGAATAAGGAGGAAATATATATGCCAAATTTAAGAGATTATATTAATTCAAAAAACATAGCTCTTTATATTAAAGAGTTACCAGCAGAACAAACAATAGATAAGGCTCTATTCCCAGATAAAAAAGTTAGTGGAACAAAGTTAGAAATGGCTAAAGGTGCTAAGAAAAAGCCAATAGCTTTAAGGATGAGCACTTTTGATGCAAATACAAAGATGAGAGCATTAAGTGCTGATTTAACAGTTAAATCAACAGAAATACCTTTCTTTAAGGAAGGCATGGGGATTGATGAAACAACCAGAAGAGATTTGCAAAATGCAATAGGAGCAAATAATGAAAATTTTGTAAATGCATTATTAGGACAAGTATTTGAGAATTATTCCAATTTAATAGATGGAGCAAATATAATTTCAAAGAAAATGAGATCATCAGTAATTCAAAATGGTTTATTAAACTTTACTTCAAAAGATGGCGATATTGTAGTAGAATATGGGGTCCCAGATAATCATAGGGAAGTATTAACTGGAACAGATAAGTGGACAAATCCTGATGCTGATATTATAGGAGATATAAAGTCATGGCAGAAGGCTATTACAAATGACCAATATGCAAAGCCTAAAACATTATTGTTAACTGAAAATACTTTTGATAGTACATTTTTAGTTAATAAAGCTATTACAAATCATATTAAGAACAGTAATTTAAATACTTCATTAATTTTATCTCAAGCGAATTATATTCAATTTGTTAAAGAAGTACTTCAATTAACAGTTGTATTCTTAGAAGATGCTACTTATATTCCATCAGAAGGTGATGATCCAGTTCCATATTATGTGGATGGTAAAATAACACTTATGAGTGGAACAACTTTGGGCAATACTGTTTATGGTACAACTCCAGAAGAATTTGACAAGCAATCAGGTTCATCTAAATTAGATACTTATATGGTGGACACAGGTATTGCAGTAACAACAATGGTAAAAGAGGACCCAGTTACTGTAGATACAAAAGTATCAGTTATGCCTATTGTTTCATTTGACAGGGCAGATGAAGTATTCTTTGCAACAGTATATTAATTAGAGTAGTCAATATGACTGCTCTTTAGTTTTATATAAGAAAGGAGATTTTTATTATGGCAAAGTCCAAAGAAGAAAATATAAATGCTATGGAAGATGAGAAAGTAGAAGAAAAAACTTTAAAAGCTAAGGCTAAGCAATATATAAAATATGGAGGTAAACATATTAAAATTGATGAAGAATTTGAAGTTAAGGAATGTGATTTAGGGGAGCTAAGAAAATATGCTGAAATAGAAGAAGGTGAATAAGAATGGAACTTACACCTTTAGAAATATTAAAGATTAATTTAAATGAAAGCCAATATCCTGTATTTACTGATGAAGAATTAAATAATTTACTTGCAGTTAATGACAATAATGTTCTTAAAGCTAGTTGGCGTGGTTGTTTAATGAAAGCTAATACTGATAAGAAAATAAAAGTAGGACCTATAGAAGTGGAAAATGCTGATCCAGATTATTGGAACAACTTGGCCGCTATGTATCAGGCTGATTATTTACAAGAACAGGCTAATTTAAATCTAAGTAAAGCTACAGGATACAAAACATCTATGAGAAGGGCAGATGGATGTTAGATGTCTACTTTAAAAGCTAAAAAGATTATAGATACAATTGATAAAGGAATAGAATTGAATCCTACGACAATAGAATTTAAACACACTGAAAAACTTATTGTTGATGGAGCATTTGAAGAAGTTGAAACTATAAAAGCTCTTAAGGTTCTTATATATCTTGAGGATAGTTCAAATAAGATAGTTATAGATAGCAAAACACAGGGAACATCTTACAGTACTGATAAATACAAAATGATTGCTAATAAGGATGCAGATATAGAAATTAATCCTAAAGAAGCTATTGAGTTTAAATGTTTAGAAGGCCATATGAAAGTTACTGCAACTTATCCTATACAAATAGAAAATACTATATGTGGGTACATGTGTGATCTCGAGAGGGTAGATTAATATGAATTTTAGAGCTATTGAATATATCGCAAGAAAAAAAGTGGGTATGAATATATTGTGTAATGCAATGGCTAGGAAATTAGAAAGTCAAGCCAAAAATGATGCTAAATGGATAGATAGAACTTCTAATGCTAGACAAGGTTTAAAAGGTGGATGTGAAGGTGGAGGAAATAACTATTCTATATATTTGGCTCATGGTGTTGAATATGGAGAGATATTAGAAGAAGGAAGTAAACCTCACGTTATAGCTCCCAAGAATGGAAAGGCCTTATATTGGAAAGGTGCAGCACATCCAGTTAAAAAAGTAAATCATCCTGGTACGAAAGGATTTAAGACAATAGAAAACACTTTAGAAGGTAATAGAGAAGTTATTAAGTCAGCAGTGCTTAGATATTGGAGTGATGATTAGAATTGAGAGCAGGAATAAGACAAAAGTTAATAGATAGTATTCCAGAACTTAAAGATTGTTATGAGCCTACAGTTCCATCTAAAGATACAGTAAAGCCTTATGCAGTAATTCTGCAAGGTAGTGATGATGAACAGAATAATCCAACTTCATTTAAAAGGACTATTGAGATATGGTTATACGAAAAAAGAACTACATTTCAAAAGTTAGATGCTTTATCTGAGAAGGTAATTAAATCTTTAGATTTACAAACTATAGAAGATGTTAATGCAGATGAAACTTTTACTTGTATTTTTAATGGAGCAATAGGCCAAGACATTATTGACGAGGAATGGAATGCTATAGCTAGAGGATTAAGATTTGAAGTTATTTCTCTGCATGAAGAAGATGAAGTTAATAAAGATGAATGGTTAGATGCTTTAGAAGAATACACTAAACAAATAATCAATTATCCAATTTATTTGAACAATTGGAAAAAGGATTTTGAGGTGCCTTCTATACTTTGGAGAGTGGCTAATACAAGTAAGGAACGTATTAATGGAGCCCTAATTAAAGAGAATAAAACACTTATATGCCATGTAGTTGATAGGAATAGAGGTAATATAGAAAAGTTATTAGATACTATAGAAGATAAACTCATAACAGATTTAAAGATACCTTTAGACTTAAAAGATAGAAGGTATTTAACTATAGAAAGCATACAGGAAGATAGAGATGCAGATATGTTAGGAGTAGGACAATTAACTGTAGATTTTAGCAGAAAGAAAATGATAAAAGATGATACTCCTACTATAAATAAAATTTATGGTAAAGGAAGTTTAAAATAGGAGGATTAGTATGCAGGAAGAAACAAATTTAATCCAGGAGGAATTATATCCAGTACAAGATTTAATAGAAAATTGTGAAGCACTAACAGGTTACAGAAAAGAGGTAGCAGTTGGTGCTTTATTTGATTGTGGTAAAGAAGAAATGACTAAAAAAGAATTTGAAGGAAGAATTAAAAAGTTCTTAGGAAAGAAGGTGGAATAATGGCCACAGGAGTATGGAATGAAAATAATAGACCTACTATACCGGGTTTTTACAACCGATTTAAAGCATTAGCAGAAAAAAGAATAGGAACTGGAATACATGGCATTTTGGCCATGCCAGTTAAAGCTAATTGGGGACCTATAGAAAAAGTAGTAAGTATAAAAGATGAAAAAGACTTAATAAATAAGTTTGGTAAGGACAATACAGCGTATAGATTAGGCAGATTATCGCTATTAGGACAACCTAAAGAGCTGTTACTATATAGGCTTACAGATGGTGCAGAAAAGATATCAAGCGTAATGCTTAAGGATACAGAAGATACAGATATTCTAAAAATAGAAACCTTATATCCTACAACTAGAGATTTTAATATAACAATTAGAACAAATATAGTAGATGATACTAAGAAAGATTTAATTTTATATGAAGCAACTAAACAGCTATATGCATTCTCTGAACTTGGTGGAACTATAGAAGAAGTAGCTAAATCTATTAATGAAAATGTGGAAAATACATGGCTTAAGGCTACTAAATTAGATGAAGGCAATGGAAAACTCGGTAATGTTGCAAATCAAACCATTACAGGAGGTAATGATGGTACAACATCTATAACTAATGAGCATTATATTAAAGCTATGGAGATACTTGAAGGCTATAAAGCTGATGGGTTTTGTTTAGATGGTGTAACTGATGAATCATTACAAAACACTGTAAAAGCATGGGTTAAAAGAAATAAGACTAAAGGCAACAATATAATTGCTTACTTAGGAATTAAGGACACAGATACTATTCAACAAGCTAACACAAAGAGTAAAGAATTTAACTTTGAGGGGATAGTTAATGTAGGTATTAGTGGTTACTATGAAGGTGTAAAGTATACACCCACTGAAACGGCATGCTATATAGCTGGATTAGCAACAGGTAAAAGGTTAAAAGAGAGTATCTGCAATGAAAAGACTATATTTGAAGATGTAGAACCTCGTTTAAGTAAGGAAGAAGTGGAGAACTGTTTAGAAGCAGGAACTCTAATTCTAGTAAAAGAAGATGATGAGATTATAGTTGTAGATGATGTAAATACACTAAAAAAATATAGTGAAGAACAAAATGAAACTTGGGGATATATCAGAGGTATAAAGTTCATGAATGCAGTTGATGGAGATACTGCACTAAAAAGGAAAGAGTTTATAGGTAAAGTACCTAATGAGGGGACAGGTCGATTAGCATTAATATGTGCTCTTAAACAATACTTTGAGGTTTTAGAAAAAGAAGGTGTAATAGAAGACTTTACAGTCGAGATAGATGAGGAATTACAAGCTAAGGCGAAAAATGATGAAGTATTCTGGAAATGGGATGCTAAGTATGTAAATGTAATGAAACGTATCTATGGAACAGGATATTTGAGATAGGAGTGATAATTTATGGCATTGGATGCTTCAAGAACCATACACGGGTCTAAAGGGAAAATACTTATAGATGGTATATGGCAAACAAATCTTACAGAAACAACAGCTGAGGTTGAGTTAGATAAAAAAGAACTTAACTTAGTTGGAGATGATTGGACAAGATATAAACAAGGAAGTAAAAAAGGTACAGGTTCAATGAGTGGATTTAAAGTAAGTTCAGCTATGATTCAAAGAGGGTTTAAAAGATTTGAAGTTATTTCATCTTTAGAAGACCCAGAAGCTTATGGACATGAACGAATTCGATTAATGAATTGCATGGCAGATAAATTAAATCTTATAAATTTAAAAGCTAATGAATTAGTGGAGGAGGAAACTCCTTTCACATTTGAAGGTTATGAGCTCTTAGACCCAATAGTTGTAGAATAAATAAATTTTAGGAGGAATTATTAATGAGTGAAAAAATAAAGGATGAAGAAATATTAAATATGACAGAGGAAGATATAATAAACAGACTTATGGAGCCTGATGAAGTTCCAGAAGCTACTTATTTTATAGAACGATTAGGTGTTCCAGTAACTTTAAAAGGTTTAAGTGAAAAAGAAATAAATAAAATAAAAAGACAATGTACTTATACTAGAAAAGAAAGAGGAAAAAGAATAAAAGAATTAGACGATGAGGAATTTAATGCAGCACTTATAGAAGCGGCAACAGTAAGCCCAAATTGGAATAATTCTAAATTATTAGATGCATTAAAAGCAAGTGATGGTAAACAGGTTATAAGAAAGAAATTCCTAGCAGGAGAAACTTCTGCAATGGGAGATAAGGTTTTAGAATTAAGCGGATTTGATAATGAATTAGAAGAAATTGAAGATATAAAAAACTAATAAGTCGTGGTGGAAAAATAACAGCTTTATACAATATGTATTCAAAGCATAATATTTGTCCTCACGACTTTTATAATGTTCAAATTAATGATATGGCGAGAAGATTAATTCTCGCCTTTACTGATTATGAGATAGAAGAGGAAAAGAAAATAGCTGAACAAGCCCGAAAGGGGGCTAGATAATTGGCTAAAAAAGAAATTTATAGATTAGATATAAAAATTGGGGTTGAAGGAGATAGTGAAGCCAAAAAGAAGCTGACAGCAACTGAGAGATTCGCAAAACAAACAGAAAAAAGGACTAAAGCTTTAGATAAAATAAAAGCTAGTCCTTCTGTTAGATTAAAAGATAAGTTAAGTAAACCCCTTGAGAAGATGGAAGGGAAGTTATCTAAATTTTCAAAGGCAGCATGTTCTAAATTAGCAGCTATAGCAACTGCTGGAGCAGTAATGATAGGTGGACTAGGAATAGCTGCTGCTGTACGAGATTTTTCTAATTTTGAACAGGGACTTGCTAATGTTAAAGCCATAAGTGGAGCTACTGCACAAGAAATGCAAGTGCTGGGGAAAGAAGCTAGAAGATTAGGAGCGGAAACTGCTTGGTCAGCTAAAGATGTAACAGATGCAGAAATGCTACTAAGTCAAGCTGGATTTAAGGTCCAGGAAACTATAGCAGCATTGCCAGGATTGTTAGACATGGCTTCTGCTGGAGATATACAATTAGCAGAAGCAACAGATATAGCAGCAGGGACAATAAGAGCATTTGGAATGGAAGCTAAGCAAAGTGCACATGTTGCAGACGTATTAGCACTTACTGCATCCAGGACCAACTCCGACATATCGGGAATTGGGGAGTCAATGAAATATGTAGCTCCAGTTAGTAAGGCATTAGGGATTAGCTTTGAAGAAACAAGTGCTGCAATAGGTATGCTCGCAGATGCAAATATAAAAGGAAGCCAAGCTGGTACTGTTCTAAGAGCTTCATTTGCTAGGCTATCAAATCCATCCGAAAAGGCGGCAGAAGCTATAGAAAAATTAGGATTTAAAGCATTCGATAGTAATGGCAAAATGCTGCCTTTAAGTCAAGTAATAGGAAATCTAAAGACATCTATGAGTGGCTTAACTAAACAGCAACAAGCTCAAGCTATAAGTACAATATTTGGGACAGAGGCTATGAGTGGAATGATGGCGTTGATTGAGCAGGGCCCCGAAAAGTTACAGTCTTTGACTAAGGAATTGGAAGGTTCAGATGGCGCAGCAAGAAAGATGGCAGAAACTCGTTTAGATAGTCTACAAGGCCAATTTACTATACTAAAAAGTGCAGTTGAGGGCATGAACATAGAACTAGGAGAAAAGTTAGCACCTTATGCAAAAGAATTTGTAAGTTGGTTTACGACTAAAATCCCAGATATAACACAAGGGATAGTTAAAGTTGTAGACACTATATCAAATTTAGTTAAAAAGTTTAATAGTCTTGGTACAGGTACTAAAAAAATGTTTGCAGCTGTAGCCATAGGAGCTGTAGCATTTAATCCTTTAACTAAATATATAAAAGGAACTACAAAAGCATTAACTTTTTTAATTGGGTTAAGTCCTAAGTTATCTACTTTCTTTGGTATTACTAAAAAAGCTACAGTTGCAGCAGAGGCTACAAAAACATTAGCTACAGGAGCAGGATTAGCGTCTAAAGGAGTTGGAGCCTTAGGATTAGCAGCTAAAGGAGGAGCATTACTCTTAAATCCTTGGACTTGGGGAATAGGAGCAGCAACATATGCAGGAATTAAATTATATAGACATTTTAAAAAGGATTCAATTCCTGCAGTTAAAGAGTTCGGAGAAGAAGTATCCAAATCCACTGCGGAAGCAATGAATTCATATATGAAATTAGATAAACATGTGGGACAAAGTCTTATGGATATTAAAATAAATAATAAAAAAATAACTAAAGAAATCTCTCAAAGTGTTATAAGTGATTTTAATCAAATGTCAGACCAACTAAAAGGTGCTATTGATAAGAGATATAATGAAAGCTATCAAACTATGCAAACTTTTATGAGTAAAAAAAATGGGCTTAAAGCAGAGGAAAATCAACAAATATTACAAAAAATAAGGGAAAAACAAGAAGCAGAAAAAAATATAGTTCAACAAGGCCAGCAAAGAATAGACGAAATAGTGAATCAGGCATCTCAAAATAATAAAAAGCTTACAACACAAGACTTAAATGAAATTAACACAATTAGGAACAATATGACTCAAACAGCAGTGCAAAATATATCAAAGTCAGCGGAAGAACAAAGGGTCATTTTGGAAAAGCTAAACTTTGATAGTGGAAATTTAACAGCACAACAAGCGGCAAAAGTTGTAGAAAATAGTGCCAAGGCTAGAGATGGTTCAATACAAGCTGCAGAAGAACAGTATAATAGAATTGTAGCGGAAATTATACATCAAAGAGATGATTTAGGAATAATAACTTCTGATCAAGCTAATCAAATGTTAGATGCAGCTAGTAGACAAAAAGAAGACGCTGTTACAAAAGCACAAGAAATGCATACAGAAGTAGTATCACATGCCCAACAACAGGCAGGAGAACATGTTACTGAAGTAGATTGGGAAACTGGGAGAGTACGGGATAATTTTGATGCAATGATTGCTAAAATACATGAATTTAATGCTTTAACTATAAAAGAAAAAGTAATAAAAATAACAACTTGGGTAAATGATTTCTTTAAAGGCGACGATAAAAATGGTATGGATACTTATAATGGACCAGGTTCTATAGCAGGGGCTGGGAAAGCTCTTGCAACAGGAACAAATAATGCTACATCTGGATTTCATGAAGTTGCAGAAAGAGGTTTTGAGATATTAGTTGGTAGGCAAACAAGATTATTTAAAGGTGGAGAAAGAGTACTAAATAATAAGGAGTCTAAAAAATTTTTACAATCTGGATTAAATAAAGAAAAAAATCAAATAACGGGAGAGAAGCCAAAGCCACAATTTGCAATAGCACAGCCTCAACTTGCTGGTGCTGGTGGAGGAAATGTAAATATAGATGTAGATGTAGAAAACAATTTTGATAATGATGCTGATATAGATGGAATAGTACAAGAAGCAGTGAAAGAATTTGGTTACAAATTAAAAGAAGCACTTAAGAATATAAAGAAGTGATATGCATATCACTTCTTTATATGTTATAATATGACAGAAAAGGGAGGGGTCTTATGAAGAAGTTTTTATCAATTTTATTAGTTTCTATTTTAAGTTTTACATTAGTTGCTTGTGGAAACTCACAACAGACAAAAAAAGAACCTGAAAAGACTAAAACAGAAAATACAAAAAGTACTATAAAAACTGAAACAAATAATAAAAAAGAAACAAAGATTACTAGTGGAGAATTATATGAAAAAATCAATGCGGTAGAAAAGGTTTATAGAATATCTACTATAGAGGATACGGAAGTAGGATTTATAAATTTAAATATAAGTATAAATGTTACTAAAGGAACATCAATGGAAGAATTAGAGTCTTACACTAAGAAAGCTGCAAATATACAAACTAACTTAGAAGGATATTTTATTCAGAAAAAATTCGTAAGAATTAGTTATTTTATGTATGTAGATAATGAAATGAAAAGCGTTGTTGTAACATATAAAAAAGAAGATGGAAAATATATATTAGAAAATACTAGCATTATGGATGAAAAGTATAAAAAAGCCGCAGATGCATTAAAATAAAAAATAGTATAGCTAAAGGAGATGCCTAAATTGTTAAGTGTCTCTTTTTTATTTGAGGTGATAAAATTGGATGTATATTTAAGAAATGAAAAAGAAAAAACAACATTCCAATTTCCTGTTAATCCATTAGACAATATAATGATAAATCGTAGCAAAAAGTACGATACCGCTGATATAGTAGATTATGGAGAGGTGGATATAAGTGATAAAGGTAAAAGAATAAAAGAGTTAAGTTTTTTAACATTATTACCTAAAGAATATGATACTTATTGCAGATATAGAAACATTCCCAAGCCTGTAGAAGCTATAGATAAATTAGAGAAGTGGATGGAGCAGGAAGAATCTATTAGATTAATAATTACAGACTTTGGGTTTAACAATCTAGTAAATATTAGCTCTATAAGTGAAGAAGAAAGAGGAGGAGAAACAGGAGATAAGTATATTACCATTAGCTTTAGAACTTATAGGGAATTAAAGATACAAACGTTAGCTCCAGCTAAGATAGCCCCTACGGTAAAAACGGTAGCTTTAAAGAATAATAGACCAACTACAAAATCTAATTCTAGAATATATGTAGTTAAGCAAGGAGACTCTCTTTGGAAGATAGCTAAGTGGTGGTATGGGAATAGTTCTAAATGGAATGTTATATATCAGAAAAATAGAAATATTATAGGACCCAATCCTAATATAATCAGAGCTGGCCAAAAGTTGGTGATGTAATGGCTACTATAATACTTAGGAATAAATATAAGATAGACAATTTAATCGAAGGAATACAGCTAAGTGAAGCTATAGATGGTATAGCATATACTGCAACTATTAATTTAGTAGAAACAGAGGAACTTAAGAAACTAGGAATAGCTAAGGGGCATAACATTGAAGTGTATGATATTGATTTTGAAACTAAGAAGAATAAACAAATCTTTAAGGGTGTTATATGGGATATAGATAAATCTAGAAAATCTAAAAGAATAACAATGACTTGTAAGGAAAGAATTGTTTATTTAGAAAAAAGTGAAGATGAATATTTATTTGGAGAAGGAACAGCTACACAAAGAATTCAAAGATATTGTAGAGACTGGGGAATTTCTACAGTAAGTTTAGTTAATACAAGGATTAAATTAGCTAAAGCAGTATATAGAAATGATACTATTCTTGGTATGATGTTGAAGGATCTAAAAGAAACAGCTCAAAAGGGTGGTAATCTGTATAAACTTAGAATGTTAGATAAGTTAAATATAATGCAGTTAGGCAGTAATAAAACAGTATGGCGATTAGAAACTATAGCAGAGGATATAAATGAGAAAAGCTCTTTAGAAGGTATGATTACACAAGTTAAAATATTAGGTAAACAGGAGGAAAATAAAAAAACTCCTGTTACTGGTGTATATAAAAAAGATACAAGTAAGTATGGAACAATACAAAAACTTGTACAGGATGAAAAAATAAAAAGTGGTTCAGAGGCTAAGAAAAGAGCAAATACCTTATTCAATACAGGAGAAGAAACAACACATATATCTGGTATAGATATAAACAGTATTAGAGCAGGAGACAAAGTAAGTCTTAATGGATCTTTATTATATGTTATAGATGTTACCCACAATCTAGGTAGCACTGGAAGAATGGATTTAACTTTATCTGGATTAGACTATATAAGGAGGAAATTTTATAGTGGAGACAATATTTAATGAAATAGCAAGAGAGATAAAAGGTAATACAAATAGAGCAGTTAATGAAGCAATTTCTTATATAGGATTAGATTTAGCAACTATAACTTCTAGTGGGCTTAAATTAGATAATTTTAAATATGAAGTACAAGATTACATGATGTTGGATTATTTAAAAATGAAGAATGAATATAATACTGAAACTTCAGGAGAACATTCACATAGCCATAATTTTAAAACACCTAAAGAATTAAAATCATTAGGTCCAGGAGATAGAGTATTAGTTGCATTATTAAAAAATGAATTTGTTGTAGTTGGGAGGGTTGTAAATGCCTAATTTATTCCCAGACAACTTAGAAGAAAATAATATAGAAGAATTAGAAGAACCTATTATAGATTTTAAAGGTTCTTATTTATTTGACTTTAAAACAGGAGAGTTTGTTACTAATCCAGATGGAACTATAGCTAAGGCTAATGATTTAGAAGCTTATGTACAATGGTGTTATAAAGCTATGGCCACACCAAGATACAAATTAGCTTATTCAGATTTATATGGTCAGGAGTTTAAAAATATTATTGGCCAAGATATTTCTAAAGATGCAATAGAACTAGAGATAAAGAGAATGACAGAAGAAACTCTTATGGTACATTCAAGGACTAAAGACGTTGATAATTTTATTTTTAAATGGTCTGAAAACAAAGAAGAAGTTTACTATGAGTTTGAAATTATAACTATAGATGAAGAAAAGTTTATGCTGCATAGTGAATTGAAAGTGTGGTGATATGATTGGAAAGGGATTTACTTATTCCAGAGTTTTTACAGGAAGATGCTAGTACCATACATGAAAGAATGTTAGAAAAAGCACCGCCTAATGTGTCTACCATTGAAGGAGATTTCTATTGGGATAATACAAGACCTACCGCAGAGGAAAAAGCAAGTTTAATGCAAGTTCAATTACAGAATATGTTAAGGTTAGCATTTCCACAAACTAGTTACGGTGTGTGGCTTGAATACTTAGGAGAATGTAAAGGTGTATTTAAAAACCTTCCTACTAAATCTATAGGAGTTATAAAAGTTATAGGAAGAAAAGGTACTAATATATACAAAGATAAATTAATAGGAACTATAGCAACAGATGATTCTGAATCTGTTGTTTTTAAGTTTACAGAGAATAAAGTTATTGATGAAACAGGAGTGGCTTATGTTAAAGCTGAATGTACTAAGGCAGGTACTATAGGAAATGTACTAAAAAACACTATAACCGTACTTATGGATCGTATTAATGGTATAGAAAGTATTACAAATGAAGAGGAGTTCACAGGTGGAACTGATTTAGAAGATGAAGAACATTATAGGGAACGAGTTTTAGAAGAATATAAAAATGAAGCTACAAGTGGTAATAATGAACATTATAAAAAATGGGCTAAGGAAGTAGACGGTGTTGGTTATGCATATGTAATAGAAGAATGGAATGGTCCTGGTACAGTTAAAGTATTAATATTAGATAAAAATAATAAAACTGCTACAAAAGAACTTATAGATAAAGTGCAAAATTATATATATGAAATAGTACCAAAAGAAGAGAATAGGGGAGGGAAAGCTCCTATAGGTGCTATTGCAACAATAGATACTCCAATTACTTTAGTTATTGATATAAAAGCTAATTTTAAATTTAAAGAAGATTTTAATTCTGAGGTAGTGTTAAACAGTTTAAAAGAAAATTTAAGCAAGTATTTATCTGGAATACCTATAGGAGGAACTATACTTTACACTGCAATTCACACTATAGTTGGATCTATGATTCTTACGGGGGAAGGAATAGAAGATTTTAAAAACTTAACTGTAAATGGGATTACCGAGAATATTAAACTTATAGATCAAGTAGCTGTAATAGGTGAGGTGACTAACATACAATGATAAAGTCCAAAAAAGGAAAAGAAATGATAACATATGTTTCACCTATTTATGAACAAAGTAAAGTGATACAATCTATTTTTGAGGCTATAGGCTATGAATGGGATACTGCTGGGTTACTTGCAAATGATATATTAAAACAATTTTTCCCACAGACTGCGACATGGGGATTAATTTATTGGGAAGAAGCAGTAAATGTAGTAAATAATCCAACTGAAGAAATAGAGCGTAGAAGAAGAAAAGTAATAGCTAAATTACAGAGTAGATATGCAATTAATCCTAAAAGAATGGCTTTGATCCTTAAGAATTATACTGGAGCAGATATTTTGATAACAGAAGACATAGCTCCTTATACATTTGAAGTTAAATTAACTGGTAGAGAGGGATTCCCTAAAAGTTTAGAAGACTTGTATAAAGAAGTTAAAAAAATTAAACCTTCTCATTTGTCTGTTAAATATAAGCTAATTTCATTGACAGAAAGTAATTTATATATTGGAGCAACTTCTTTTAGTGGAGAAACTATAACTGTATATCCATGGACACCAAACAATATTGAAACAACTGGAAACATAGAAATAGCATTAGCACAGAATGCAGGATTAGAGACTATAACAACATATCCAAAGGAGGGATAAACTTGGCAGAAAAATTCTATACTTTACTTACAGAAATAGGCAAAGCTAAAATAGCTAATAGTGCTGGATTTGGAAGTAAAATTAACTTTGTAAAAATGAAAGTTGGGGATGGTGGAGGATCTTATTACAATCCAAGAGAAGATCAAGAAGATTTAATCAATACAGTATGGGAAGGTAATATAACTCATGTGGCTATAGATGAGAAAAATCCTAATTGGATAAACGTAGAGATGATGATTCCTGCAAATGTTGGCGGCTTTATGATTAGGGAATATGGGGTATTTGATGAAGATAATAATATGTTAGCTATAGCTAAATGTGCAGAAAGCTATAAACCACTTGCTGAAGATGGCAGTACAAAAGAGCTAATAATGAAAATGGTATTAACAGTTTCTAATACAGAAAATATAACTCTTAAGATAGATCCAACTATAATTTTTGCTAAAAAGTCTGAAATTGAAATACTTGAAAATAAAATAAAAAATATTAAAATCCCAGTAACTTCTGTAAATAGTAAAACTGGTGCAATAGAATTAAAAGCATCAGATATAAAAACAGAAGATGGAAAGACAATTGAGTCACAATTGGATGATATTACGACAGATAATAAAAGATTAACTAAAGACAAAACAATCACAGGAGCTATAAATGAGCTTTTTACCTCTGCCAATAATGGTAAAAAATTAATATCTGATGTTGTGGGAAATCCATTATTGGCTACTGACACGTTTCAACAACAACATGATAAGATACAAATATTAAAAAATACTTTTGTAACTAATTTAAGCAAAAAAGAACAAGGTGCATCAAGCACAGAAAATTTGCAAGACTTGATTAATAAAATTAATAATATCAATGTTGGTAAAAAATGGGCTGAAGGAACAGGAAAGGCTAGAGAAAGTTCTAATAAAGAAGTTTGTATGTCTGTTACTGATTTAGATTTTAGCCCAAAAACAGTTATTATTAATACTAGAAGTGATACCTATAGAGAACCCTATATCGCAATTGATTGTACACTATTTAAATACAAAACACAAGGCTGGTATAGTGGGGGGTATATAATACTGGATGACGGATATGTACACAAAAATAATAGAGGTTTTGACTTTTATGCCAGTAATGGTCATATAAGCAAAGATACTACATTTCAATGGATAGCTTTTGAATAAGAGAGGTGAATAGCTGTGAAAAGAGGTAGTTTAATTATCTATGATAATACGGGTAAAATCTGGATAAACACTGGGGATGCTGAAGGGGATGTACTCCCTCACACATTACCAGATGGTTTACCCTAT